TTTATTAGAAGCACTAGAATTATATATTATACATCCTCTAGCACTCGTTGTTACATTAGAAAATACTTCATCAGCAATATCTACAAACGCTCTTCCTGAAGACGCATCTGTAGAAATAGTAACACTATCTAAATTGTTTCCTCCTGCAGAGTAATTTGACCCTGTAGCTTCGTCTGAATTCCCTGTAACATCTGAATAATTAGTAGTTGTTTTATCATAAGTTCCTGACATTGAAGGTTTTATTAATGCCATTTTTAAAGTATGTGTGTCTAAATCATGAGTTCCTCCAAGAAGCTCACCTTTAAAACTTGTACATAACGCTGTTGTAATTGCCATATATTTATTCCTTAAAAAAAGAGGGCAAGTTACCCTGCCCCCTTATATTGTATGAGTTACGCTAAAGCGTCTCTATCTACTTCGTCAGCAACCATGTCGCTACCCATATCTGAACAATCCATAAGAAGCGCCCAAATACGAAACTTACCTGTAGTAACTGCACCACCTGAAAGTGTTACAATTTTTAGGTCAATGTTGTCGTTAGCAACAGCCATTACAGGCTGATATGCTGCAGGGTTTTGTGCAACTACTGCCGCAGCTGATGTGCCATCAAAGCCATCAACAAATACGTCAGGGTCAACGCCAGTGCCTAAGTCTACAGTAAATGTAGAACCATCAGAAGCAGTGTCAACTTCAATACCTGCGTTCAAAATCATTGTACCTTTTGGTACAGCGATTACAGGAATGATGTCATCTGCTGCAAGCGCACCGCCCTTGTCAGATAAAGCAGTTGCTAAGTTCAATGTAGTTTGAACCAAGTATGGATTTCTTCCACGCTGCGAATTACCTCTCGCTGCTTGAAGTGTATTATCACCTAATGCCATAATCTATTCTCCCTTACGCTAAACAATATGCAGCAGTTACGATAGCTTCAGGTCGAAGTATCTTTCTGCCATACAAATGCATACCACGAACAATATCAGCGAAACTGTCAGGGTCTCTGTAAGTTTCTGTTTTGTTGATTTGTTCAGCAGTAGCTACTGCGGATGAATGACCTGCTACAATAATTCCAAAGTTTGAAGCATTCTGACCACCTGTTGTCGAAGGACCTGTGCCTAGTGACGGAAGGTTGTTAGATGTGTATACTTTAAAACCATGTAAGTTATTTAAAACAAGACCATTTTGTAATCCTGAACCACCAAAATCTCCATTTAAAAGACGTGAATCTTCATCTTTTAAGATTTCGATAAATACTGGGTCAAGAACTAACCATCTATTCGCAGTATCAACATTTTGTTGGTCTAGTAATCTAGACATACGTGCAATAACTTGTAATGGATATGCATTACCTGCTGTGCTTGATTTTGCAGCAGTAGCTCCACCTGCTCTTGGCTCAAGACCAATAGCATTGTTTGCAGTACCTGCAGCATTACTTGTATTTGTAAAATCAGAAGCATCAATAGACATTGAAGCCAATAATTCTGCACCAACTAAGTTAGCACCACTAGAAGCTGAAGATACAGCCTTAGTACCGTTTACTGTTGTATTAACAGCACTTGCAGCACTGTGAAGTGACGCTTGTTTAAAACCTGACAAGTAGCCAAGAACTTCTTGGTCAAACTGGTCGGCTAGCCTATAAGCAGCTCTGTCACTTGCTAGCTGTTGAAAGTTTACATGTGAGTGAGCTTCTTCAATATCGTCAACCTTAAACGCAAAGTAATTAGCTTTGTCGATAGTTAGGCTGAACTCTTCATCGTCAAGGTCTTGTGGAGTAATAGTTGTACCACGTGAGTATTCCTTGACTGTAATTTCAGGTTCTTTAATAACCTTAACGGAATCGCCCATATTTGCAATTTCGCCAAAGTAATCTGAATTAGTGATTTCTTCAACGACTGATGACTTGCGGAATGCAAGTTGCACCTGTTTGCTGTAAATAATAGGACTAAAATTACCGTTTGGTAAGTTACCATAACCTGCTGCTGATGTAAATGCCATAATTTTTCTCCTTTTTAACATTTATCTCATGCACACAAAGTTGTGTACTATTCTAGTCATTTTACTTTATAAGGACCATTCATGTTTGAGGTTGTACGATTGGTAGCTAACCATTGTAGGCTCACATAATTGGGTAGTCTTTAAAGTCGTGTAAGTATATTATAAGTAGTTATAATAAGGTTATAATATACTATATATTATATAGTTATATAGTTAAATAACTATTTGTCAACTCTTTTTTAAAAAAATTGACGGTCTATCGTGCAGAACCTGAGACATCATATACGAATTTATTAGAACGTATTGCCTCCATTATAGCTTCAGAATTCTTTTCGTATTCTACAGCTGACATTTTTTGCACGTCAGATTCTTTAAAATAATTTGCTGAACTGTCTTCTACAGGTTTTGTCTTAGCATTTTTAGTAGATATAGACCTAGCTGCATCTTTATTGTTTACAGGTTTTTTACTTTTTTCTGTAATGCCTTTATCGACTTTATATAAGTCTATAGCTCTTGCAGCTGACTTAGCATCATTATCATTTTCATATAAAGCATTTTGTACCCAGTTAGGCTGACTATCTGCCCAATCATGGAACTCTTCTGTTTCTCTAATTTCTTGAAAATCAGGATGTAGTCTTAATAATTCAGCTTCAGCTTTTTCTTTTGTAGCTGTATTTTGTAACTCATTTATTTCAACTAACCTTTTTTCTAAATGCTTTGATTGTTCGTTTGCTTTTTTCATAGCTATAGTTTCAATTATAGCTGCGACATCAGGATACTTATTTGCCCAAGACTCTATTTCTTCTTCAGTTTTAGGAAACTGTATTTCTTTTTTAGTAGCTTCCTCTAATTGATTTTGAAGGTTTTTAATCTTAGATTCATAATCTTGCTTTTGTTGCTGTTGATGTTTACGTAAATCTCCGTAACGCTTTTTAAATGTTTTTTCTTCAGGGCTATCAGGTTCTTTATCCTCAACAGCTTCCTCTTCTTTTTCACTAGATGTTTCTTTCTTTTGTTCATCTAGTAAGTTTTTAAGCTCCTCTTCTTCTTTTTTTATTTTTTCTTCTTTAGAATAAGGTTTGCTCATAAATGCAGCTTTTTTAGGTGTTGCGTCCTTTGTCATAACTAATTCTTCAGCCATGTTTTTTCTCCTTTGTTGGGGTCATAGTAGCCACTGTGGGGGTATAAGTAGCCAACAATATGTAGGTTATTTTTTAGAAGCTAACCCACCACGCTTCATAGCTTTTTTCTTTTTAGGTTTAGATGCTATTCCACCTTGCTTAAAGCCTCTACTTGTTACTCCTCTTTCTCTATCTTTTAAAACATTTTCAACACGAGTTTTTTCTTTTTGGGCTTTTGCTCTGTTAGCTTCTACTTCGGCTCTTCTATCTTCATTTGCAGCTTGAGATGCAGCTTGTTGCATAGCCATAGAAGAAGTACCACCTACTTGTGTTTCTTTTTCTCCTGCACTACCTTTAGCAGTAGATGTTTGAACTACTGTAGGTTCTTCATCAGTAACTTTACTTTCTTTATCTGTTGCTATTAAAGTACCTCTACGTTTAGGTTCTTCAGGTACAATATCCGCTTCATCATCAATTACAGGTCCTGAAAAAGCCCTATCATAAGCAGCTGTTATTTCATCTTCATTAAATAAAAAACCTGGAGCATTTATTTTTTTACCAAAAATATTTATAGTAGATTCACCGCCTTTTATTTTCTTTGTAATTTCTTCAAGGCTAGCACCTGGATTATCTTGCATCACTTGACTAACAACATTATCATAACTACGATTCATATCTTCTCTAGCTTTTTGCATATTTTCAGGGGATGTAGAATCTCTATCTTTATCTACAATATCTAACATTGCAGTGTCAGTAATATCTTGTTCTGTAGAAACTGTTTCCTGTTCTTTAAGTCTATAACCTGCAGGCAAATTATAACCTGGAAGTATACTACCCCTAAAATAAGGCACATCAATAACATGACCTTCATCATTTACATATTCTCTATATTCGTCTGCGACAGAAGGAATAAACTCTTCAGGAGTCGGTATTGTTTCAGGAGCTGTTGCAGTAGGTACTTCAGCAATAGTAGGTGCAACGTATGGTGTACCACCACTTTCTAATTTAACTGTTCCTCCCTTATATGCAGAAACTTCTTCCTCTTCTTCCATTTCTAAATCATCTATAGTAAAAGGAATATCATCAGGTATAGTAGCTTCTTCAGAGTTACCCATTTGACCCATAGCTTCCATCTTCTTTAGTCCTGCTTTAGCTTTTTGTCTTATTTCCATTAATCTTTCTAAGCCTATAAATCTAACTACATCAGCAGGAAATACAAATTCTCCTTCACTTAGTTGTGCAGGTATATCATCTCTAACTTCTTCTTGGGTAGAGCCAA